GACCCCCGGCCGCCTCTTGAATGGCCTGCTGCCGCGCCTGAGTCTGCTGCGCTTCCTGCGCGTCCGGATCGGGAATGATCTTGTCCACGTCGAGCCCCTGGTCCTGCAGCACTTGGCGCAGCATGTACTGAATGGCCTGCGGTGTCACCACCTGCAGCTGCACGTACGGGGTAAGCAGCTGGAGCAACTCGGTCATGCGGCTCTGCTGCAGCTCGCGCTGGAGCAGCCCGCTGGTGCCCTGCGCCACGATGTCGGCATCGGACTTGATGGTCGGATCATCCGACGTGACGAGATTGAAGTAGTAGAAGCTCCTCACCACCTCGCTGATGCAGTCGTTGTCGATGTTGAGCATCACCGACTTGATACCCTTGGCCGCATTGCCCATGAGCATAGACAGGCCGCCCATCGTGCGCCCCGCGCCGGACACCTGCGGGTTACCAATCACGTAAGCCGGGATGCCCGAGATGTCGTCGGCCATCTTCATGAAGCGGTCGAGGGTGGGGGTCAGCTCGGCCAGCACCGAGGGCACGCTATTGAACTGGATGGCCTTACCCCCGGTGCCACTGAGATCGGGCTGCACGAAGTACATGCGATAGGGGTCGATCTGGGTGATGTCCTCACCCGAAGCGAAGCGATCCGCCGCCACCTCGGCCATCGGGCCTGAGCTGTATGCCGCATTCCGAACCATGGCGCGGACCAGGGAATTACACACCCGCTGAATGTCATATACCAGGTCGATCGGCGAATCGCCCCAGAACGCCCCGTTGCGCTTGGCGAAGCTGGTCATGTGGATCGGCCGCGCCGACACCGGGTTGGGGTTGAGCACGGCGCGCAGCGTAAAGTCGCCGCAGACCCAGACTTCCGCCTCGTAGTGCCGCTGGGGATCATCGACCAGCACGCCCTTGGCGATCAGAAAGTGACCCGGCAACACACCGTTGAAAATGAGCACGTCCAGCAAACGTGTGCTGTACTGGATATCGGGTGCCGTGCCTTCGAGACGGTCGCGCTCCCAGTCGTGGTTCTGGTTGAGCTGAAAGCCGTTGGGATACGCCTTGAGCGCGAGGCGCACATTGACTTCATCGAAACTCTCGATGTCCTTCAGCTCATAGAGCTTGGCACGCGAGAAGCGCAGCCGCTCCAGGAAATAGTCACCATCCTGCGTCGTGGTACTGGCCGGGGACGGATAGGCATCGAAGGGGCTCACGCAACGCGTAGTGGGCAGCCCCACGCTCTCGGCGACGACCGCGTTGCCCTTGTAGGTCGCTTTGGTCTTCTGGATCACCACCGGCGCACGGATGATGGCGGCCGGGTAGGTGCACAGATCAGCAAGGAACTCGGCGAAGGTCTTCTTCCACAGACCGTCGTCCATCTGCTCTTCGATCAGGTTCTCCATCTGACCCGTCGACTCTTTCGCCTTCTTGGCCAGGTAGGCCAACACAGACTTCTTGAGATCCCCCGCGCGCTGACGCACGTCGTCCATGGTCTGCATGCCCGAGTTTGGGTCATTGACCTCGTTGGCCAGCATGGTGATAGCTTGCTCTTTCACATCAGCTGGCAGATCCGGGATCGGTGAGGGTGTCAGCGTCCATGGTTTCTCCATGGTGTTCATCACCACGTCCAGCAGCCACGACTCCGCTGCGCGGGACTTCAGCGCAGCGATGCCGATGTACACGTCAATCTCGCCCACCATCGCCAGCTCTTCGGGCTGATACACCGCCTTCTTTACGCGCAGATTTCGCAGTAGCCGCGCCTCGGTGCCGTTCTGGACCTTGTGGTTGTAGGCCTCGACGTAGCGCTCGCGGATATACCGCGCCAGCGCGTCCTGGAACTCGATATTGGTCACTTCCTCGACGAAGGGGTTGACCTTCTCGGTGCCGCCGGGGGGGTTGTTGGTCAGCACCTTATTTGGTCCCTGTCGGTATACTTGGCAGAGTCAGTCCGCCCTGTAGCTTACCTACCATCTCCTGAAGCACCGAAAAGTCTTGCGGTGTCATCTTCCCCGACCCTAGTTTACCGAGCGCGTCCTCCAAACTACATACCTTCAAGGCATGCTTACCCACCAAGCGCTTCGGCGAGGACGTTGCCATCTCAGCTTTGGATCGGATGCGCATCAGGGAACCCCACAGAATGGGACCGACCCTACACGGCAGCACGGCCCTCGTCAACGACCGACAGGGGAAGGTCTATACCATCATGGTCTTTTTCTTGGGGCCGTGTTCGCGGACGGGCTGAGGACGATAGCCGTACTTGGCCCAGAGGCAGAGATACTGCAGCGCGTCCGCGATGTGGCTGAACTCGTTCTTGTCGGCGATATCGAGGCTGGCACCCTTGTTGTTGCGAGACTCTTTCCACACGTAGCCGGTCGAGAGAGCCTCACGCAGGTTCGTGCAGTGGGGGCTGATGATGAGTCCTTCATCCCGACGCAGGTAGTGGTCGACCGTTTCCTTGCGCACTTGGAAGTTGTTGGTGTACGCCGGGAAGCCCTTGAGGCCGAACTGGCCGAGGATGTCGAACGAGGTGCGCTTGTCATTTGCCGAGCGACCACGCCCCGCGGGGTCACCTGCCACCAGTACGGGATACCCTGGATAGCGCTTGGCCAGCAGCGGCACCAGATACGTCTCCAGGAAGTTCTCCAACGACTCGTCACTCGCGGGCACTTCGTCCGTGATGCGTATGCCCCGACGTGTCAATTGCCCGATCAAGCATCCTGGATTGAGCCCGAAGTCCTGACCCACGATAAGCGGCCACTGGCGATCAGGCTCCAGCTTGACCTTGCTGATATGCTTCTGCTCGTTGTACAGCGAGAAGATCGGCTTGCCCTTGCGGCTCGCCCCATACTCGCCAGCCAGCATCACGCGGATGTAGCTGTCCTCACCACCTTTGATCAGATCCGGGTAGTATTCCTTGTCCGTAAACCGCTGGTTCTCGCGATCGGGGTTGAGCACCCAACCCTGCGTCGCCTCGTCCCAGTACACCGCCGGCGGCTGCTGGAACTTCTGCCAGTCCTCGGGCACGGCGCCGGTCTCGAACTTCTCGTAGAGCCAATGCGAAATATGCGGCGGGTTACTATCGACCACCATACCCGGTTCACTGGCGCCGCCACGTTTCGTACCATCGTCCATATTCTCCACCGGGGGGTAGCGGTTAGTGCGCCCCTTGATGGCCTCGAACAGCTCCCAGCCGATCTCCTTACCTTCGTTGATGTATACCCCGGTCAGCTCCATGGAGAGCACCCGCGCCGCGTCATCAGGGTGGTCCATCGCCAGGAAGATGACCTCCATCTCCACGCGCGTGCCATCAGCCAAGTTCCGCTTGAAGTTGCACTGAATGGGGCTCGAGTAGACCACCGGTGCCATATGCGGTGGCACCCACAACTCCCACGATTTGATCGTCGTGGACTTCAACTCCGGGTAACTGTTTCGCACGATGGCCCAGCGGCTCTTGCGCACGCCTGCCGCATCGGGTGCCTGTCGCAACCCGCGCATGATCACTTCGAGAATACATCCAGTGGACTTTCCCGAGTTCACAGGACCTTCGGCGTACTTTACCTTCGCCCTCGACTCATGTAGCCGGGTAAGGGTTGGGCTCGCCGTATAGACCTTATGGCTGTGCGTGTTCCCCCCAACGCTATTACGGGCATTCTCCGCAGGCTGCTGGCGGTAGGGGTTGGGCTTAACCTCACTCACCCGCGTCGCTCCACAGCGCTGCAAACTCCCGCTCGACCGGACTTGGTTCATCCTCGTCGGCGAAGGGCCCTATCTCGGGCTCCGCCACGCCGGGCAACGCGAAGGTCACCGGCATCACCCGCACATCCTCCTCCGGCTTCTGCAGCGCATGGGGCACCGTCCCCGCCACGATCTGGGCATGACCGCCGACGTTGAACACGTAGCTCACGGTAGTGGCTGCCGCAGGCACCTCGACGGTGCCATACACGGGCTTGTTGATCTTGCTGGCCATCCACCGCGCATGCTCGATCAGGGCCTTGGCCTTGTCCAGTTCGAGTTTTGAAGACGCCGTCTTGAGCAGCCGCTGCCCTGCGCTGAGATAGCCTTCGGAGGAGAGTGTCGTCGCTTCCTCGATCTTGGGCCAATAGCCCTCGTTGTCCAGCCAGGAGCGCAGGAGCGTGATGCTGACCTGCAGCGCCTCGGCCACGTCGACCAGGTTACTGCCTTGGTACAGCTTCTCCAGCACCGCGTCGATGCCGACGTGGGCCAGGTAGGCGTAGGGGTTGCCCACGGATCCACGGCGGTTCTGCCAGCCACGGACGGCGAGATCGTCGGCAAAGACTTGGGGTGTTGCGCTCATACCTTGCCCATCCTCACTTCCTGCATCACGCGACGAAGCGTCAGACTCACCAGTATCCATGAGAGGAGCCAACGGAAGTCATCAGCGGGCGGGTCAGCCATGGCTTCAGTATCGCCCATAAAAAAGACCCCTGCAACCGGACGGTACAGGGGTCTGGGGCACGGCTCTTGGACGGGGCCGCTGGGCGCACTACCGAGGGGGAGTCGTTGTTGCGCAGGGTTAGAGTCGCATGGTGTTGCTGGCTTGTCAACTGGCCACCGGCGGTGCCGGTGGCGTGACGGCGTTGGTCAGCGCGGTGTTGTTGGCTACGAGGGTCTGCGCCAGGGCTTCGATGGTGGCGTCATTGTCGCCCCCGGCCAGTGCAGCGACAGCGGCGTTCGTTGCCGCAGTGTTGGCGGCCACAGCCGCCTGCAGATCGGTGAGTCCAGACATGATGTTTTTCTCCAGTGCTTCGATGCGCTCGAAGATGCGGTGGGCGTG